GTACAGCGACGATGAGTAATGCCGAAGCCTGGCACTGGGCGGCGGTGGATTCCGGGGTTGCACCCATTCCCAAATACCGACACGAGCAAGTGAAGGTGGTCAGCAAACCGCTCGCTGAGCGGCACGGGATTGCAGAGGTGCGGTGGACTCAGGCTTAGCGGCCGAGCCCCGGCTCATCGGCGGGGCCACCCGCCACGGCGTTCTGCCGACATCTCGAACTCCCCTTTTTTCCGACCGCCAGCCTTCGACCAATCCCGCTACGCGAGGTCTTCCGACAAGCGCCCGTAAGCCGCGTCGGCGTACTCGAGCATCTCCCGCAACTCCTCGGCCTAAGCAGATCGCGCCAAGGCACGCTCGGGCTGTCCGCCGGGGCTTGCGCAGCTTCCAGCGGGAATTGAAGGGCAAGGCTGTCGGCCAGATGTCGATTCGTCTAATTGTCGGAGGCCATTGCGGAGTCCGACATCAGCGAAATAGCCGGATAGTTTTCCGCGGATTTTGCGCAAGCCGGAAACGAAAAAGGGAACCAAGCCTGTAAGTGGCTGGTTCCCTTTAGGAATTATGGTCGGGACGGAGTGATTCGAACACTCGACCCCTAGCACCCCATGCTGGGGACGATAGGCTCTCAACCTCTTGATACGTAAGAAAAATACACCCTAATCACCCTCGCAAAATACGGTCTTTCTTGTGATTTTGCAAACGAGAACACGCGGCCTCCAGCAAAGGTTTTGCGCACTCCCAAGCGTTGTTGCTACCACAGCCGAATTAGCGCGACCTTTCTCACGGAGTCGCGGCAAGCCTACCGAAAGCCACTCCAGAACCCGCCCTAGTGCAGACTGTGTCCATGCTTCGCGTTTACTCAAATACAACTCAGTGGCATGATGCCAGCAACGAAAATTTACCCACCGCACTGGAGAACCGCATGGAACGCAGCCCGGGCAACGTCTACAAATACTTTGGCCCCGAAATTGCCGGCGTCTTCCTTCAAGACGATGGCAGATGCAGTTTTAAGCTTTCATACCTCAAGGATTATAACGACCCTTACGAGTTTTTCTTGACCATAGACTATGATCAAGGCCCTGAGATTTTAGCGTATTACAACGAAATGATATCTATGGTGATTGAGCATCCCGTAACATGTTTTTCTAAATCACCTATAAGCACGCCGATGTGGGCGCACTATGCAGCAAACTCTCAAGGGTTTGTTGTTGAAATCGACGAAATAGGTCTGTCCAACTGGCTTGAAGAAAAAATGAATTGGCAAGGAGCGTTTGGTGATATTGATTATCAAGATACTCCTCATGATTATATGCAGGATTTATTAGATAGGGCGTTCCACATCTCTAAATTTAGGTACATCGGGTGGTTGCGGGACGCAATTAGCAGTGCAGCGTATTTTACGAAGCAGCAATGCTGGTCCTACGAGCAGGAGCGCAGACTAGTCACATCCAAAGCGGCAGAAACGGTAATAAGCCCTAAGCTATCTTTGTTATATTTTCCGTCAGAACTCGTAACAGCCATCATCGTAGGCGCAAAGTCCTCGAGTACAATAAAGGCCAAGCTTCGCGAAACCGCCGCTACAATCGGCTGCAAGTTCTATGAAAAGCGAATCGGACGAAGTACCACTACTCCATTCTTCGTCGACGACGCTGATAACACCTACGTATTCAGTCCGGATGAAATTGTCCAAACTGAAGAAAGATGTGAGGACTGTCTAGAACCATCAAAAAGCGCAAAATGTTCATGGTGCAGCATCTCAGAACATGACAAGCGCGAAGCCGCCCATCGTAATACATTCCACATTCTCCATCATGCGGGGATACTTGGAGACTATTTAGAAATGTTTAACAAAGTAGGGAGAGACAAATAAGAAACATACGGCACGTGCCGAATGATAGACATGTTACCGACTGGGACGCCCCGGTCGAAGCCGTCAATCACTTTATAATCAAGGCTTTAACCGCAAAATTGACCTACAAAACCACCCTGTTTCCCGACCCTTTCAACCTCAATAAACATTGGTCCAAACGGTTGCGTTTTGGGGAGCCATATTAAAATTTTGCAGCGTACATAACTCAAAAGCCCCGACTCATGAGAGCCGGGGCTTTTTTGTTTGGTGCGGATTAAGAGAGTCGAGTCTTGCGGCGCTGGAACCTAAATCATCCTTACCAACGGAAAGCACTTAACTATCAACAGCTTACGCCGCCCGCAAACGGTTACGCTATCTCAAGAAGTCGCTCAGCGTACACGCTGTGAGGCGCTGTGACTCACGTTTTGTTCACGTGCGCGTTTTCCCTTCTTGGGCGTCCTGCCGACAACTACCGCTCCCCTACTCTTGCGGCTGCGCCAGCCTTGCAATCCCGATATGCCAAGTTTTCGGAATCCTGAACCTACGAGGCTCCGCGATGAGCTTTGTCACTCATCCGCTCGGGTAGGACGCGGCGGGCTTTAATAGGTTCGCCCTTAACAAATGGGCCCGGGCCTGGACGAACCTGCCGGAACGTTCTAGCTCGGCCGCCATGTCCAAATGCCAGTCCAACATCGCTTGAACTCTAGCGAGTTGGGCTGGGCTGCGTCCTTTTATCTGGGGCATCCTTCCCTCCTTTATAGCGTGTGATCTTTTTGCCTAGAGCATAGCCGGCGTTCTCCTGAATCCTGGATACGACTTTAGTACTCTGTCCAGAAGCATCGCACTCAGGGCCACAGCACTCGGAGAGTGGTGACACCCCACACACTGCCCACGGCTTTCAAGACCGTCATGCAAAGCGCCGACGGTCGGCCCGTTGACGTACAAATCAGTTCCAATACTTTTTCGAACGACAGGATTAGAGACCGCCCTTTACAAGGGGCGTCGCTTGAGTTCTGGAACTGATTTTCCCCCTTTCCCGGCATTCCCGCCGCCCCTGGCCTTCTTGGCTGGAGAAATAATTCCAATCCCCCTGCAAAGCTGAGGTAGCCACCGGGAGATCTCGCCATGGAAGAGGAGTCGCCGAAGAAGCTACAGGACATTTGGAGCAATCCCAATAATGGTCATGCGCAGGTGGGTGCGCCAGGAAGAGCATAAATACCTTTGGCGACCATATCCGCTAGCACTACTTCACCAGCTTCGACAGCTTGATCGAAGCTTTTAGGGTCGTCCTCAATGTAAGCAGCGCAACCTACCACCTCTTCAGGGCGGAATCGAGCCGCATGTCCGACATGTCTTTCCTGTGCGGCGGCATGTCCCGCTACCTGAGGCTGGTAGGCGGGATGCTGGCTTAAATTATCAAGTATCCAACGGTGCCACACCTTGTCATCTGAGCGACTCTCCCAATCGCTTGGATCGATGAGCGACAAGCCCAAACATGAAAAAACACTCATGATGAATGTTGCGCACGTGAGGCCGTCTCCGGATCTAGCTCTTGCTATCGTTCCATCCAGATTGAAGAAACCTTCAATGCCGTCCGCACCAATACCGTAAGGAATCGCATGCTGATTCCGCTTCCAGATTACCTTTAGAAAGCTAACAACTTCAAGCGTCTGAGAATCCAGCAGCCCTTCGCAACAATATGCGCAAAATGGCCCCAGCCCACGCGCATTTATATACTCATCGACAGAGTTACGCTTTAATGCAAAATGCCAGGCCAAATGAAGAATCCTAACATCCGCACCATCTTTAAATATAAAACCAGCATGACGCTGTTCAGCGGTACCAGAGACAGTAACACCCAATGCAGAATCAGCATATTCCTTTAGCTGCAGCCCCATAATGCTTACCCTAGCAAACCGCGGAAAAGTTTCTTGCTATCCGGCGAGGACTGCATTGACGAGTACATAGCGTCCCTGCAAACCGCCCACATAGTGAGATCCTTCTTTGCCCTGAAGGTCCCCCTTAGCAAGCTCACCCCCAAAGAAGATGTTCGAAGATCGCGAGCTGCGGTATAAAGCAAAAGATTCAACATCTCAACTTCTTTATGCTCGAAAGACTGCTCTAGAAAATCAAACATATACTCAAGCGCTTCACCGCGAGAACGAACCGCCTCATACTGTAACATATTATAAATATGAAGCTTTGCACTAGCCTTTGGTGATAAAGCGGTAGAAGAAGAGTCAGCCATATCGACAGAGTCGAGGCCAATTATTTTTTTAAACCACTTATTATAACCTAAAGCTTTTCGAGGGCGTGCAGCGGGCGCGATTACAGCGCCAATGCCTAGCCCCATTTGATTGCCCTGCAAAAACGCATTTAGGTATGCACTATCCCGCGCCCCTTCAGTGTAGCAAACGTATACGACCGGCGAACTGCTAGACCCTTCGAAAATTACTTCGGACGGAAAAACTCGTTCCTCACTTCGAGCCGCGTGACTTGTAAAAGATGGCGCAGTCTTAACATCATCCCAATTCCCGTAAAAAAGTCCCGGGGTCATTCCAAAAACGCTATCAGCGATCATACAGCGCCCCTTTCGGAAAGAGCCCTACCTCGCTCAACAAACTCATGAACCAATGCGGACACATCAGTATTCAGCGGCGCCGTTTGTTCTGGAGTATTTATATCCAGCTCAAGCCGTACGGCATGAACTTCAGCAGACACCATCGAATTCAGCTCCACGAGATTGACTGCTTTAACGTTTACGCAGCCCCACTTACTTAGCTCGTTAACTTCAACCCCAAGAGGCGACTGCTTAGGGCGGTTAATTTGCATGAAGAAGTCTCTCATGTCAGACTTGAAGTCTATAAATGGGAGAAAGGTCTTGAGATGTTCATAACCTTTTGAAGCTTCATCCACCGGCATTAATAAAACCGCGCCGAATGCAAACCTACCGAACCGGAGTTTTTTCGCATCATTAAAAAGCTCTGCACATGCTGAAAATACTTCATCGATGGATCCCGCATTTGGTAGCGGACTGTCGAGATCAGTAAATGCCTCAGGCTGAGCAAAGGAATAGACCACGTCTATCCGACCAACTTGACGATTGACAGAAAGAGTACCGCGCAACCAATTACCTTGCTCGGTTTTGATGCCCATACTTTTCTTTTCAGTAACGGATTCAGGCGGAGACCCAAGCAGATCAACCCACCCAAAGCCATCCGAGGCTTGGTCCGACTGGAGGTTGATAAAGGAGAATCTCAGCGCTTCGACCTGCCATGGGTACGTTGACATTTTTTCTCTAACTCATTCATGTGATAACCAGACCAGCTCATCCAGGTAGCTGGTGCTCGCCGCAGCCTATCGTTGCGCTGCCGTATCGCCGCCTAAAGATAGCAGTACAGCAGAGCGCGCGAATAGTGGCCGAGGCGCACTTGTTCTACGGTAAAAACTACGCGCAGAATAGCACCCGAAGCCATTAGCCGCACGCTTAGGCGGTGCCCTTTGCCTATACCTAAGGGTAGATACGCTGGAACTAGACAGGTAATCAGAACTCAAACGACCCGCACCAATTTTTCCCCGGCTACTCAAAAAATATCCGCTAAGCAACTGAAGGGCCGTGCAATTTGGATTTTTCCGCATACACCCTTATGAGGCAGCAGTAGGGTGAAAAACGAAGCGCACGCCATGACGGACACGGCGCGCGCTTTTTTTCTGTCTAAACAGAAAGTCCCAGATTCCCGCTTTTACGCCAAATAAATTGAAGGTAGCCCGAGGTAGTATTAGACACTTAGGCACCACCATCCTGGCGTTCCGCCGACACGTGTCCGTAAGCCGCGTCGGCGTACTCAAGCATCTCCCGCAACTCCTCGTCCTCAATAACGCCGAGTCGGTTCAATACCTTCGCATGGCCGGCCAGCTCGCCCGCCCAATGATCGATCGCGCATTCGCGCCGAGCCTCATGCTCAAGCAGGTCGTTCCAGATTTTCAGTTCACGCTCTTTGACGTCCATGCTCAGTTCCTCGAGTGATCCCGGATGCTGTGCGTGACCACGCCCCAAATATCGAAATAGTCGCCTTCCATGATGTACCTGTCCGGGTACTTTCGATTGGCCGAACGCAGCACCATCTGCCGGCCCAGGAAGCAGAGGTACTTTACCAAGGGCTGCTGATTTACCACGCCAATGATGACCTGACCGGCCCTAGCTTCGAGCCCTTTGTCTACGATCAGCAGATCGCCGCAAAAGATACCCGCCCCCTCCATGCTGTCGCCTTCAACCTTCACCAGGTAAGTGCCCGGAGCGCGGATGTTCAGCCACTCGTCCAGGGAGATGTCGAGGTGGTCAGGAGCAATGTCGTCATTCAAAGCGGCACCACCACGACTGAAAGTAGAACGCCTCGCCCACCTGCTCAATGCCGGAGACAATCAACCCTTGCGTGCCCATGCTCGTCACGCTGGCGTCTAGGAGCCTTGGCAAAACATCGGGAGCGTGACCGACGCTGTTCAAAATGAAGGCTTCCCGGGTAATGCGGCCAAGCGCGGAGCACTGAGACTCCACGATCTGCACGTCACCTTTGAGCGGCGGGATCTTGCTGAGCTGGTCTTTCGGTAGGGCGACGCCCATCTGGCGGCGCGGAGTGACAAGGACGTACATGGGAATGCTTCGCTTGTTGAGACTGTATATACATACAGTTAACTAAGCGGTGCGATTGCGGTCAACACTGTATAAGCCGATTTGCGACAGGTGACCTCATGTGCGGACGCTACTCGATCTACGAGCCGATGGACCATTACCTTAAGGAGCTCGCGCCAGAGCAGTTGGTCATCAATGGGTACGATCTCTGGCCAATCGAGCGCTATAACGTCGCGCCGACGACTCGCGTGGAGATCATCAGGCCAACTGAGGAAGGATTGAGCGTAGACAAGGTGCGGTGGGGATGGTCGCCATTCTGGGCGAAAGGTGAAGGGAAGCGCCCCGCCCCGATCAATGCCAGGGTCGAGACGGTGCTCAGCGGGAAGTATTTCAAACAGCTCTGGCCCAACGGCCGGGCCCTGGCACCGGCCAATGGCTGGTTTGAGTGGGTGAAAGACCCAGAGGACCCGAAGCGAAAGCAGCCGTATTTCATTAGGCTGAAAGAGGAAGGACCGATGTTCTTTGCCGTGCTGGCAGAAGTGCATCGGGGGCTGGAGCCTGACCCGCAGGATGGTTTCGTGATCATCACCGCCGACAGCGACCGGGGCATGGTCGACATCCACGATCGCCGCCCTGTGGTGCTGACTCCCGAGCACGCCCGGGAATGGGTCGACCCGGAGACGACGCCAGAGCGCGCCGCCGAGATCGCAAACGAGTGCTGCAGGCCGACCGAGGAATTCACCTGGTTCGAGGTGAGCAAGGATGTCGGAAACGTGCGCAATCAGGGTCAACACCTGATAAAGCTGTCAAAGCCTACGCCCAGTTCATGATCGCCAACTCTCCGGTGAGAGCCGCTTTGCCGGTCCGGTGGTTCGCCGTGCTGTACCGGATCTTAAGCTCCTCCATCCGGAAACCCTCAAACACCTGGGGGATTTCCGGATGGTCGTTGATGCTCACCATCACCTTCCCCTGGCACCGACGCATGAAATCGGCCATCGCTTGATACTCGCCGAGTCCGAACTCTGTCCCGTACCCCTGGGTCTGCCAATACGGCGGATCCATATAATGGAACGTGTGCGGCCGATCATATTTCTCAGCACATTTGAGCCAAGGCAAGTTCTCAACATAGGTACCGGCCAGGCGCTGCCACGCATCGGAGAGCGTTTCCTCAATACGCAGTAGGTTGATCGGGCGACCGGTAGTCGCCGTGCCAAAGGTCTGCCCAGTGGCCTTGGCGCCGAAGGCATGGTGCTGGAGGTAGAAGAACCGGGCCGCACGCTGAATGTCGGTCAACGTTTCCGGTCGGGTCATCTTCTGCCACTCGAAAATCTGCCTTGAGCTGAGCGCCCACTTGAACTGGCGGACGAATTCTTCAAGGTGGTTCTGCACAACCCAGTACAGGCTGACCAACTCACCATTGATGTCGTTCAAGACCTCAACCTTTGCTGGCTGTGGCCTTTTGAAATAAAGCGCTGCGCCGCCGGCGAACACTTCAACGTAGCAATCATGCGCTGGAAACAGCGCAAGCAGCGGTTTTGCGAGGCGGCGTTTGCCGCCCATCCACGGAACAATCGGGTTGGTCATTATGCAAGCCTTTACTGTATGGATAAACAGGTGCTAGGCTCGCCGCGCTTTGTGCACAGAGCGGGAGCCTTGGCTGGACTTGCAGGGATAGTCTGCGGTTCGGCGGCCAGCTTGGATGTTGATGCATCCTGCTGGCCGCTCCTTTTTGTGGCGCGAAGCGTCTATTCTCGACCAGCCCTCCAATAAGAGGGCTGGTACCAAACTCGACTCAAACCTTTCGAATCCCGAACTGAGTAGCTTTGACTTTTGAGTCCTGATTGATGCCTGCAGCCAAATAGAGCCCCATCCGAGCGGTTACGACCGTTTCAGTGACATCACACGGGTAGCGCTGGGTCTCCAGCTCCCCTTTCCAGTTAGCTGGCAGCGTGAATGGCTCTTGGTACTTGTCCATCGAGCGGTAGTAGATGGTTGTAGAGGTGCCCGCCACCGGTTTGGTGATGATCAGCTCCGCCTCCCAGCCGAGGATGCCCCGGCTATTTCCGACGATCTGCGGCGCCGCAACCATCTCGATGACATCCCCTGCGAGGAGATTCGACAGCGTGACGTTCGCCGCCGGCTGCAGATAGATGTACCCGCCCGCGGCTGCCATGGTCCCGGCCAACTCAATGCACTGCGCCTCGCCGAATGCCGCAGGCTCTTTGTACCAGCGAGTGGTAATGCCAGTCAGGCCCGAGCCCGAGCCTTTGTAGTTGTCCGCCAGCACCGATCCGGCGACTGGGTTAACCGATGCGTTAATCACGCCGGTCGAGCCAGTCATCAGAGGGTTGGCGTTCAGGCAGCCGAACGGGCGAATCGCTGAGTACAGGTCGGCAGCATCTGTGGGCAGCGGCACGCCGAAGAACTCGAAATGAGCGTTGATGATCGGCACGAACTGGGACTGGATGAAATCTGCGCCGATTAGGTTTGGGTGCAGATCATCGACGGTCATGTCTTGGGTGAACCCATCCCAGATATTGACCACTGGCACGAACTGTCGGACGTAGCTCAGCACCCAATCCTTATATGCGATCGCATCTGCCAAGGCTTGGCCGGCCAGCGCCTTAGTGCCGAACCGCGGCGTGCCCGTTCCGACAATCAGGTACTTACCGGGCGTGTTCTGGAAAGCGGTGATCGCCTTCATCACGTTCGCCTTGCTGTCGGCCAGCGTCATCCCGGGCGTGGTGCTGTCGTTGGTGCGCGACAGCAGTAGCCACAAATCCGCCGTGAGTGACGTCAGACAAGACGGCAGCCTCGACATGAACTGGCCCGAGTGGTCGCCCACCTTGCCCTGATTGTCCAGGTAGCTGGGAAAGAGGCCAGTCTTTGCCGCGATCGCGCCGGCGGGGCCATACGCCTCAGTACCGAAAGCAGTGGCAGCAATGGTGTGGCTGTTCGCGCTGAAGCTGTCGCCCAACAGTCCGAGACCACGACGGATGCGGCGGCGAGGCACCGCAGTGCTGATGAGCAGACTCATGACGAAATCTCAAATACGGCGCCGCCAACTGGCGTAAAGCGTGTTTGCGAATACCCAAGATCGAGACGCCAGGCGCCGTCCTGCGCGAACACATCAGATACAACCCAGTCGACACCCACCTGTTTTTCAACCTTCACGCTTCCGCCGTTTGCTTTAACGGCAAGTGTCACCGGCGCCAGGCTCGCCGGCGCGATGTATTGTTGAGACTGCATTTTCATCTCCTAAGCTGAATCTGTACCAAGGGCACCCTAATGCTCGGCGCGATTAAGGTACGTCGCGGAAGAACACGTGATTGCCCAACTTCAGCGTCCGCTTTGCCTTGGCCGCCCAGTCCGGCGCCTTGGGCATAGTGGTCGCGTAGTAGTGGGTCGCGCCGCCGGTGGGGTCCGCCACCTTTCCGTCAATCACCTGGTCAGCAGCAATCCGGCACTGCGCGAGCTCGCGGAACGGGATCTGCCGCGCGCCGCTCAAGAATTGAGAGTTCGGGTCGTTGCGGTTCCAGCAGCTGAACTGGTACGGCTTCTGGCAGACGCCGGCGTAGCCCTCGCCCCACCACGATTTATCCTTGCCGTCGTCCACTCGGTTGCGGATCGTCCAAGCCACGGCCACCATCCCGCCCAGCCCCTCGCCGCGCGCTTCGCCCCACAGCGTGCGCGCCAGCACATCGCGATCTTTTTCAGTCACGGTCATCACTTTTCTCCAGGCAAAAAAATTCCCGCTCGATGGCGGGTTTCGGTCTTGCTGTGCTGCTGTTACGCGGCGGCGGAAGGTTGAACCGCAAGTTTAAGCGCGTTCACTTCAGTCCGCAGTTCCTTGATGGCGCCCATAAGGTCGGTGATTAACGCGATGGGTTCGAGTTGTTGGATTCGTGGGTTGCCCTCCTCGTCCATGCCGTCTTTCTCGCCGCTGGCTGCAAGCGGATTAACTGCCTGTACTTCATGCGCGATCAAACCTTGATATGTGGTTCCGTCGCCTTTGAATACGTCGCCGAAAGATCTTTTCTGGAATGTAACAATCCTGTAAGCGTCGATTCGATCGAGGAATGACTCCGGTTTGAAATCTTTAATGTACTTCTTGATACGATAATCAGAAGTATAGAGGGAGACCGAACCGACATAGGTAGCGTCCACCCAAAAGTCAACCGCTGACCCAGTCCAGTTCATGTTATAAACAGTGCCACCGCGCGCACCGTTAAAACCAGCTTTGCACCATGTCCCTAGAGAACCAAAACGGCCCGCCAAGGTAAGCGTGCCAGAAGCGTCGTTAATTAAACGAACATCATAGTCAGCGGCGCTGTTGTTATAGTGCCAATCGATATACGGGGCGGGGGCAATAAGTTCAAAACCGCCAAATTGAACTTGGGCTGCAGGTCCTACCCCTAGTGCATTTCGCGCGGTAACTTGGGTGTTTCCGCCTGTGCCACCAGACGCGATGGCAAGCGGAGTGCCAGTTATACTGAGCGTCGGCACCGTGAGTAGACCGTCGTAGGAATAGGTCATGCTCGGTCCGGTTGCTGTATTGCCGGCATTGACGGAGCGCCATGTAAACCCGCCGCTGCCTGCGCCCCGGTTAACAATGAAATGCCCTTCGCCCAAGCTGGCGGCGTTCCAGCCCATGTACATCCCTTGGGCATTATATCGGATGGACGCTGTCTGCACTCCGACTTCGGAGAGAATGGGCCGGCCATCCGTGACCCCGGTCCCGCCCCTGGCTATCGGCACCGAGTCATTTCCGGCGACACCGAGCCCCAAGTTGAGGCGCGCCTGCCCAGCATCTGTACCGCCGGTGCCACCTTTACCCACGGGCAGGATGTCATAGTTACCGGTCGTGCCCAGCGCTGCCATCTTGTCACCGAACTGCAGGCGCAACTGATTGAAGGCATCCACCATTAGCTTCGGGTAGCCCTGAACCGGCATGATGGCGTAGGCCGCTCCGCTCACGGTCGCGCCTTTGTAAGGCGGCAAGATGGAAATCACCGTGGCGCTGGCCACATTGGATACTTCATAGTTCAGGCCGTCCGGGCCGACGAAGGCGTCACCCACCCGCGCGTTGGCGTCGAACGCCGCATTTACGCCGGTCACAGCAGTCGATCCGTTTGTCACGGACACAGTCCCACCTCTGAGCCAAGGCATCAGATATCTCCAGATTGTTTGAAAGTTTGGCTTACGCGGCTACACAGCCATCTTTGCGAAAATGGCTGGCAGATAAAAGGCGTTGGGGTTCGAGGTGGATGCCGTCACCGCATAAAGCGTACTGTCGGCAAAGTTCCAAAGCATATACAGCTGTCTTCCAGGACCATTACCGGCAACGAGATTCATGCCGAAATTATTTATTAATACAAACTCGTTCTCAGGGAAATTAAAGTCGACCTTATAATAGTTGAAATAAGTAGGCGCTTGAACGACAGTCCTGACGTATGCCCAGTTTTGAAATGACCTAGTAAATACCGCAGCAGGATTTCCGCTGTCGAAAATGATTGACCCTGCTCCGTCCCACATACGCATGCCAAATGAGGCTGTGGGCTTGGACATGAATGCGGCCGCAAACCATCGACCATTTGGCTGCAGCGTGTCGTTGTTGTAACCCCGTACATAAAATCCAGTCCATGCGCCAGGCGAGCCCACCACGCGCATCAGACACAGCCCCGCAATCCCTCCAGCCACCGTATCGGGCCGCACAAAGACCAACGGTGGTTCCTGGCTGGTGATTGTCTGCGTAAAGCTCGTAACCGAGCCAATTCCTGACTCTTGCGTGGGCGCATACCTTCCGCTGCTGAGCACGGTCAGCCTTGCAAATTCAGAATCTAGCGTTACGACATTGCTGTTATTGACGAACTGGAGGCCGTAGCTCATTCAGGAAAACCTCATTACCATAAGTCGCATAGGCCCGGCCGTCGCAGCCCATGTTCCGGATGGGAACCCGCGATTGTAGTTGTAGACGCGAACAACTTCGTTCAGAACCTCAGTCTCGAATTGAGTGGTGTCAGCGTTGTAGGAGCCGATGGGTACAACGGTTGCGCAGGAGTTTCCTGGGGTTATTCCGGGGGCCGAAAAGTCCTTATAGCCCAATCCGTATCTACTATTGGTTATTGTCCAGCTCGAGTTAGGCACGACAACAGACAGTACCACCCTGAATGTAAAAGAATTTTCATCCAGCTGGAGCGCTCCATCAGCACCCCATATCCTCATTCCGTATGCCATCTCTTACCCCAAATAGCCCAACCGCACGCGTAGGACGTTGTTCACGTCGTAGACCGAGACGTTTTGCGAGTTGATGACCAGGCGGCCCTGCCCCGGCACGATGCCGTTGATCTCCAGCGTTCCATCCTTGTTCAAAATCCAGCCCTGCTGCCCGGCGACATAATTGGTCGAGCTGATGTAGTTGCCTATCTTCGCGTTGGTGATCGTGCCATCTGCAATGAAGGCCTGATTTATGAAGACCTGGCCGCCCTGAACAGCAAATGGAACGGAAACAGCACCACCCGCGATCGTGTTAACGATGGCGAATCGATCAGCCGAAACGAGGAACTGGCTCTGCAGGCCGGCGCCTGTGTTTTCGATACCCAGTCCAATGCCTGCCGCGACGTATTGCCCGCCAGCCGTGATCTGCATTTTTACCGACCACATCGTTGTCAGCTTGCCGGCGGTGTCGGCGTACGCCGTGGCCGTCTGCTGGATCGCCGCTGTGTTCTTACCGGTTGCATCGTTCGCGTCGGCAACAGACGCTGTCAGCTGCTGGAGGGAACTGGCGGTAGAGGATTGGTTTGTGGCGACCGTTGTCTCTACCGTGGTGACGCGCGCTTCGTTCGTGCTGACGCGGGCGTCCAGCACCGTGGTGCGCTGAGCCTGCGCGAAGTCCTGCTCAGTCCTTACTTTGACCTCCTGCGCATAGCTGGCCGTGGAGTCCCACCCTTTCAGCGCGTCCGCCATCATCCCTTCGATCGGGTCGTCACGGGACGATGCCTGGATCGCTTGCAGTTGCGATGCCGTCGACGTGGTCTTGCCGTCAATGGTCGTGATGTCAGTCGTGTTCTTCGAGACCTGGGCGGCAAGGCCGTTTGCAGTCCTGATCGACTGGCCGCTGTTCACCCAGTAAGTCGGGTTTGGCGGCCCATTCGATCCGTCGGCCTTCGCGGGAACATCAGCAATGGCAGTCCATAGGTTGTCGCCTACCCTGACGGTGTTGTCGCGAACGTAGGGATCAGTGGGCACGTAGACCAGCGCGTCGACCAAGTCGCCGATCTCGTCCTTGATCTCTTTGATCCGTTCATTCACCGAGCCTGGGCCGTTCCCGTCGATCAGTTCGATGCGTTCCAGCAGGTGTTCCCCGAGTTCCGACTCGGTGATTTCCCCCGCGATGAGTTCAAGGATTGGCGCCGCCTCGGAACTGCTCTGCCCCATCACGCCGGTCCCGCCCGGGTACCAAGGTCCAATGTTGCCCGTGCGGTCGACCAGTCGAGCCCAAAAGAAGAACGTCACGCCAGCGCGCAGGCCTTGCATGTTGTATTCGGACTGCGGGTAAGCCAGGTCGCTGAGCTTTGTGGCTGCAGCGAGGTCCGTGGTCGGTCCGTACCAGATCTCGGTGCGCTGGGTGTCCTCCGCGCCAAGCGGGAAAGTCCACTTGAGATGGATTCCGAAGATCAGCGCCGAGGCGGTCAGTGAGGTCACCGCCGGCGGCAACCCGGTTTTGCCTTGCAGATCGGTCAGCACCGAGGCCGCGGGCAGCGATGCGACATTCAGCGCACTTACGGCGCGCACCCGCGCCAAGTACTGCCCCGAATATATCCCGCGCACATCGACAGAGAGTTCGCCGGTGCGCGGAACCTTGATCCAGCTGCGCGCGCCCCACCGCCACTCGACGTCATAGGCCACCGCGCCAGGCGCAGATGACCAAGCGATGGTCATAAACGTGACGGCGATCCCTTGCTCGATCACCACGTGCTGGCTGAGAAGCACCTGCGCCGGAGGGTCTTGCGTTCCAACCGGTATGCCGCTGATTGGCCGGTCGTCAATGACCGCACCGAAGTCGATCGCATCGAACTTGCTCGGCTCATGCTGAATGCAGTCAAGCTGGAACTGGTGCCACTCAGGACGGGTAATGTTTCTGACCAGAAACTGCATGGTCTTCAGGTCGTCGAACTCGAGGATCCATCCGGATTCGGCTTCCAGCGTTTCGCTGTAGGCCGCGGCCACTGTTACCTTGCGCCCAGAGACCGACGTGATGACCCGCGCCTCGCTCTTACCGCTGGGCAAGTTCACGCGCAGCTTGCCGCCGGCCGGCAGCTCGATGTCACGGTCTACGGTGACAACGCGGCCTGTTGCGCTGTTGATCCGCCCACCGTTTGCTCGACCCGCGAGCATGGGGTCGGCGACGGCAATGATTTGGCCCGGCTTTGGAATCTGTCCATCGAGCCCAACCCGAAATGAGGCGCCGCGAATCTGGGTTTGCTCTGTGAGCAAGGCCCACTGGCCCGCGCGCTGCGCCTGACCGTGCGAGGTGCAGCCGTACGCCTCAACAGACATCTCGTTGACTGAGCCAAGTTCTGCGAGCCCTTCGTCGTCAAAGACAGGCTCTTTGTCGGTATCGAAGCTCTGGGCCGGGTTGTCCCAGGTAACCATCGCAAGGTTGTGGCGGTCGCGCGAGCGGGTGCCTGCGTATTTGATCTCGCCGTTGTTCAGGATCTGCGAAGGGTTGTAGGTGTAGACCGGGTCGCCGGGCATGTCCGCATTGACGGTGATCTGCGAGCCGTCCCAAGTCGACATCCCATGAAATACCGCAGCGAGGTCCTGCAGCGCTGCGTAGGCATCGGCCTGCTTCTGCAGATACAGGTTGCAGGCGAACCGCGGCTCCATCCCGCCCGCGCCATCGGGCACCAGTTGATCGCAGTATTGACCGATCCGGTAGAGATTCCAGCGGTCGATCATGGTGGCATCGACGCGCTCGCCCAGCCCGTAATAAGGGTCGAGCACCAAGTCGTAGAAGATCCAGGCCGGGTTATTGGTATAGGCCTCCTTGAACGTGCCGTCCCAAATGCCGTTCGATGTCCCGGGGCCGCCGGTGGCGTACGCACGGGTTTCGGGATTGTAGTTCGACGGAATGCGCACAATGCGCCCGCGCATCAGCACGGCAATCTTGGCGATATCGCCGCCGAACTGCTGGGCGTCATACTCAACACAACCAACGGCCGTCAGCGGATACTGCTGATCGCTGTCGACCACCTGCGCAATGGCCTCAATGACCATGTTGTCCTGCACCAGCGAACTGTTCGCCTCAGGTGTCAGCCGGCGCGCGCGAATCGTCCAGCGGCTTCCGGCCGGCAGGTCGATTCGGTGAGAGCGCTCGTACTTGGTGACGTTCTTGCGGTCGACAAAGGAGGTCAGCATCTGCACGAACGGACCACTATCGGTCTGAACGTCGATCGCGTAATCGATGCGCACGCCGTTGATGTTCCCGGCCTGGTCCTGCGATTGAAGTTGCGGCCAGGCGAAACGGATGCGAACCGCATCAATCACAGCATTGGTGATGCTGTGCAGCCATGGGGCCGTCGACAGCAGCGTCTGATTGACATCAATCTCATTGCTCGACTCGGCGATACCGTCCAAGCGCTCCTGATTGAGCTCCCCGTTGCGGAACTGCCACTTCACGCCCGGATAATTGACAGTGCCGTCCTCGGCTACCAGCGGCGTGCCGTCCAGCTTTACAGAGTGCAGGCCGTTGACCGGACCCACGATAGGCCCCCAGCTCCACAGATAGACGATGCGTGCGGTGGCAATGGATGGCGTGCTGTTGGACGCGATGGAGGGCTGCTTGGGCTTGCTCTCCCCGCCCTTGCCACCCTGAACAGGCCTTACCAAAACCGCTTCGCTCATGCTGCCTCCACAAAAAAGAAAACCCGCCGAAGCGGGTCTGGTGTTGCTGCTAGTTACATCTGGTCTTGCGTGTAAATGCCCCCGGACTCAACCGCCCCGCCGATCTCCCGTTCGCCGTACAGCAGCGGATAGGGGTTGCCTTGGGCGATGGTGGTGACCGCGCCGCCGAACCCATACGAAGGGTTGTTGCCGTCGTCGTTATTCCCGCCGGTTGCGGTTTTGGTCGTGGGCGCAAGCATCTGCACCACCCCGCCCAACCCGACCGCCGCACCGCCGGCGATAAGCGCAGCTCCCATGGGCGCCGTCGTACCGCCGCTGAATGCGCCGGCAACAATCAGCGCCACGCCCAGCACGACTTGAAACAGGCCGGCCTGCTTGCTTCCTTGAATCAGCGGAACGATGCGGATATCGCTGTCATCCGCGCCTTGCAGGTCGAACTCTCCTTCGGCAGCGTTCCGCTGTCCGCAGAACACGCTAAAGACCAGGCCGCGCTCTTCGCCGCTGCGCAGGAATTTCTCGAACCCCGAGATCTGGGCACACAGCGAGTTAACTGCGTCACGGACGCTGTGCACGTCGATCGTGTACTCACGGCCGAAGTGACGTCGCAGCACGCCGTACAGCTTGATCGTCCGCATGGTCACTGACCGTACTCCCTGTGCCGCAAAATCAGCTTAAGGCGTTTGCTCATCGACCAACCCAGCACCTCGCGTGCTGCTGAGCGGCCAGGCATATGGTGGTAAATGAAAGGCCCTGCGCCGCCGAGCGAAGGCGCGGGCTCACTCTGCATCGAAGGGTCACTGCCAAGGTAGATCGCGGCATGGTTGGGGAAGTAGCAGGGTCGGCCTACCGTCGGCACTTGGAAAACCAGCATGTCGCCGCGGCGCATCTCGCTGACACGCTCGAAGCCTGCGGACTCATAGTTTTCTTCGTAGAGGCTCGAACCGTCTTCCTCTTCCCACCATAATTCCTTGCGCTCGAAGTTCGGCAACTGCAGCTGCGCCTCGCGGGCGTACCAGTCGCGGCAGGCAGACCAGCAGTCGAGCAGCCCGTGCGCGAATTCCCGGCCCAGAAGCGGAGCAACGAACCCGGTCGGTTTGAACCAGCCCATTTCGCCGCCGGGCCAGGAAACAATGCCCCACGGCAGTTCGTGCAGCTCACAGCTGACTAGATCGGTCATGCTCGGCGCGGGGCTTCGTCCAGGGTGGCTATGGATGATGGCCAGCAACTCGCCGCGATCCTCGGCGTCTGCCTGATCATGCTTGTCGATGAGGAAGTGCTGGGCGGGGTCGCTGGCTACATTGGCGCAGGGCACGTATTCACGCCCTTCCGCCGTCCTGATCACGACGCCACAGGCCTCGGCGGGATAGGCCGACTCCGCGTGCGCCTGAATGGCGGCCACCAACTGCTGATTGATTCGCATCGTTACCTCGAACTCGTGATCAGGCTCGCGCCCATGGAGCCGCCAAACCGTCGCGTGTTACCGCGGAGCTTGCAGCTGCTCCACCAGCCGCCGCAGCGGTCCAGCGCGGGGTTATCGGTCGGCTCGTTCTTCTTGGTGAACATGGCGGAGCCGGTGTAAGCACAGGCCTCGCCGCGATACTGCCCACGGCACGCCCACCGACACAGCTTGGTGATCTGCTGGGCGGGCAGCTTCTGACCTTCCATGTCGATCGGGCTGGACAGCTCAAACGTGAGGGCGGCGAGGTTCTCGTCGGTCTTCTGCTCGATGTACCAGATCGAAGTCCGGCTTTGATCAGCAGCAGTGGGATTGCCTTCAGCGAAATTTGCCGCGTCTAGGAAGTGCTTGAAAGTCTCGATGACCTTCACCCGGGCGCCGGCCAAATCGCGAAACTGCAGGCAGATAGCCGATATCGCGCCCCGAATTCCTTCCAGCTCGTTGGCGACCTGAAGCGTCGGTGTGGCCGGTCGGCCATCGCCCCGCACGTCAAAGCCTTTGGCTTCGATCTGAATCGGCGAATAGAGCTGGCCTTGCCAAATAATCTCACCCTCTTGGGCGTGGCCATGAAAGCGCCAGATCGTCGCGCCCAGGCGAGTTGCGTCTAGCTCGTAGAGTCGGATCTGGTTGCCCGGCTCAAGCTTCTGAAAATCTGATGTGATCTGCATGGATCGCCCAATAAAAACCCCGCACTTGGCGGGGTCAGGGATTGAAGACCTGCTTAAAGGTCGCGGATATCGTCACGCCTCCACCGCCGAGCGTGGCCATCTGGTAACCGTTGGCCCGGTACCGACCTTGCGCTCCGCCTGGTGGTGTCCAGAGGAAAGACTTGTAGCCTTCTTGCCGATCAAGGAAATCCCTGACCTGCTGCACGATTTGGCCCTGGCCGAGCTTTCCGGTGACACTGATATCCCAAGACTGCCCCTTGGTGTTGATACCGATGCCGCCGGCCTGCACGTAGCCATCCCCGAAATCGTTCTCCCAAGTCTTCTGGGTGACGTCGCCGGAAGCACCCACCCGAACATCAACGTTGAATGTCTCAGCCATTTCGCCTCCAGAGTCGCCCGCCCTGACGCATTTCGCGGTCAAGGAATTGGCCCATGCGCTGCTCAATCGCGTCGCTGATAGCGTTGCCCTGGTTGCGAGCCTCCTGATCGCTCATGCCCGGCTGGGCCTGAACAGTCACCGGCGCGTGGAACTCGATGTTTCCACCGGAGTTGCTGCCCTGGATATTGCTCAGGGTCTGGTCCAGTTTCGCGCTGGTCTCAGCGGTGGTAACGCGCTCGCCTTTCTGGAGCAGCCAAGTGCCCGTCTCAGGTACCGAGTCGATACCGTCGTGCGCCATCCCCGAGAGCGCCGCCGAAGCAACGCCGGCGACCATTGGAGCGGTGGCAGCAGCAGCAGTCAACGCAGCAGCGGGAGCTAGGGCAGGACCGAAGATAGGAATCGCCGCGGTGGAGGCGTAAGCATTCACCTGAGCAGCAAACGATGCCGCCTGTGCGTTGGCAATCATCCCGATCGCCGCAGATGACTGACCGGTTTTCCCGACGACCAACTGCACCGCTTGGTAAACGAGCCACTGCGACGCCAAGTCAGCCAAGGCCTTGATTGTGGATTTCGCGAAACCGCTGACCATGTCACCTAAAGCGTCACCAGCATCCTCTGAGCCAGTGGCAACATCAGAAAGGAAGGTGCTCAGGCCGCTGCTCGCGTTGCTAAGCGTGCTGGATGTAAGGTCTGCTGCCATCTGCGTGTAGTTTTGCGCGGCATTTGCATAGTTCTCCCACGCGGACGTTACGCCATCCATCCATTCGCTTTGCGCTTCATCAACTTGGTCGTAGTAATTCTGCTGGCTCTCCAAGCGACTTTCTAAAGATTTCTCGAGCTTCTGCTGTTCTTGCTGGTAGAGCTCATCACTGATCTCGCCGCTATTCTGCTGCTCCTGCAAATCACGCATTTGCGCGTTGAAGTCTTGCCGGATGGTCAGGAACTGCTTCAGTCGATCCTTATACTTGTCGCCTCGGCCAGCACCAGCTAGATCCTGATCTAAGCCGTCCTGAGCGTCCTGGTTACCCCGGTCGATGTTTGCGCTGAACGCAGCAAGTTTGGCGGCGTCTTCGTTGGCCTTCTTGATTTTGTTGAGCGAATCGAGCTCTGCAGCCAGCTTGTTTAGCCGCTCCTGCTGTTGATCGTTGATGCCGACCAACTTGCCTGACTCAATCTCGAACCCGAGCTTCGCCACCTCAGTGGCGTCCTTCCGCTTATCGGTGGTGGTGTTGATCAGCTCGATCTGGCGCTCGTAGTCCGTTTCGGTGGACTTAAAAGTGTCCTGTATCTTCTTCGCCGCGGCGGCGGCATCGCTGGCCGCTTTCTTCTCTGCTGCCGCCTTCGCAGCGATCGCAGCGGGGTCCACGCCACTACCTGCGCCTTCCCCCACGCCCTGATGCTGGTTGCGTTGCTGGGTTCGATAGAGCTGCTCCGCGGCGGCGTTCGCTTTACTGTAATAATCAACGAATGCAGAACCCGCCAGTGGCGTTTCGAGCGCGGAGCGCATCCTGTTCGTGGCGTCTGTCGCTGCCGCTACTTGATCATTGTAGTTTTTTTCAAGGTCGCCAAGCTGGGAGCTTAGGTCTACTCCCGGCAATTTATTGAGAAGGGTTAATGTCTGGTAAACGCCAGCGATGATGCTGCCAGCGGCGCTTGAAACAAGACCGTCGAACTCTGCCGAGATTATTTTAAAAACCCGACCAACACCGTTTCCGGCATCAACAATAAAAGCAATTGCCTCAACAGCTTCTGCCGCGCTCTTTTTCACAGCAGGCCCCAGGCCGCCGGCATCCTTCGTCGCTTGGTTAACATCCTTGCTGAACTGCACCAGCAGGGGCAAAAACTCTGCAGCTAACTGCGTTTTCGCCGAGGACAAATACAGTTCCACGCCTTGAAGCTCAATGCCGAACTGCTTCGCAGAAGCTATGGTACTGGTGCTGAGTATTACGCCGGTTGCTGCTGCAGACTCGCCGAGTTCATCAAAACCTTTCGCGTTATTCCGGAGCAGCGGAACCAAGGCTGTGGAGTCGCTGGCGATGGCCTCCATGTAGAAGGTCATTTCCGCCTGGCTGACGTTTGCCTTCTCGAGGCTGGTTACATACAGCGCAAGTGCGTCCTTACTGTTCAGCTTTTTGAACTGGTCCGCCGTGACACCAACCATCGGAGCGATGTTAGTGAAAAAATCTTTGAGCGCACCGCCGCCGGTGTTGATGAAATCACCCAGCTTATCGTTCGTATCCTTGAAAATGTCGCCAAGCTTGTCTTGGTCAATCCCCACGCTTCGCGCTCCGGCAGCGAGCTTCTGAAACTCGGTAGTGCCAAGGCCCGCTAGTGCAGACAGGTTAGCGATTTCTTTCGCTGAGTCTGCTGAAGAAATAACCAAAGCAGTCAGTATTGCAGGAATAGCACCGATAGAAGCGCCCACGCCTTTCGCAAGGTTGTCGAACGACTTAGCAATCTCGGCGTTACGTTTTTTGGTCTCCTGACTCGCCTTGTCGAGCGGGCCCGTGTAGCTGCCAATTTTGGCTACGAGGTCAAGAGTCAAGGTGCCCAGCGAACCTGCCATGCTTTCCTCCAGGCATAAAAAAACCCGCCGTAGCGGGTTTAACAATTATTAGAGCTTCGAATATTGCTTTTTCAATAACTTCAAGCGGGCCTTGCTAGATTCTGAGAATCCCTCAGAATCGAATAAAGCCTTTTTGTCCGGGCCGTCAAGACGGACGACCTCTACCGTGAACACAGCATCTTTCGGAGGATCGACCTTTCCCCATGGCCCGAATTGGTTTGGCAACAAGCTCCAAGTCTGCTGTTCTCCCGGCTCGAGACCGCCGCTTATTTCGTAGTTGAAGTCTTCAACTATCCAAGGAATTGATCTGCCTGGGGACGCTAGCGTTCCTTTAAAATAAGCCCTTGAGACAGCCGACTGCGTACCATTTTTAACCGTAATCTCGATCACCGGCTTCGGACGATATGAGTACTTCTCCTCCTCCAAATAGAACCGCGACTTTGGCACTGTGAAAGCTGACAACTGCTGTTTAGACGCAGATGATGCCGCTTCCTTTTTTTGGAGTTCTTCGATCTCCAGCACGGCTTGCTCCCGCTCCCGACGCTCTCGCTCAATCCGGATAGAGGTCGCTGCCGCTGCCACCTGCTCCGCAGTCTTCCCGTTGAGGTCCGCCAACAACGCCTTTGTGGTGTCCGAGGTGGACTTCTCTCCACGGAGAACTGCATTGAAATCTAGCCCGCTCAGAAGTACTAGCTTGAGATCACTTTCAAACTGAGCCCGTTTATCAGCTGAAAGACTTTCAGAGACTTTCTGCACTGAAGTCTTCATCGCGTCTTCCGAGCTACCATCAAGCTTTGGCTCACCGCATCCGGAAAGCATCAAAGCTGCAACGACCAACACAAAAACCTTGCGCATCAGTATTCCCTCCATTGACTCGCGCAAGCATACCAAACAATCCATTTGTCGATGTTTGTTCAGGCCCATGTCGCCATTGCCTGATCCAGGCTTAGTGGGGGCTCATCCATGTGCGGCGCGAAATCTTCAATACTGAAAACTTTCTTGCCAGCGCGGCTGTTGCCATAGAACGAGGCCAATCGAGCCACGGCCGCTTCGATCCGCATGCCCTGATTCAGCGAGCCCCGCTTGCCGCGAAACTTGCACCACACCATGAACTCGGGAAAGGTCATGTTGGCCTGCGCCTCGGCAATGGTGCGGCCACCGATTCCATTCATCACGAGCTCGCACCAAATTTCGTCTACTTCGTCGAGGCCGGTGTCTTTCCCAGGTTCTGAACCTCACTTATCGCAATTAGCAGCAGCTGCGTAAGCAACGGATCCAGCGCGCCACGCTCCGGATCGTTCTGTCCGGTCAGGTCCGCAACGGTGAAGACCGGTGCGCCATCCTTATCGCAGATGCTGGAGGCGATGCGCGCAGCGAGAGGATCTACCCCGTTCCGCGCGCTGATGTCGCCAACCGCGGTCTGGTAAGACAACGGTCGAACGTAGGTGATGAACTTGTGCTTCTTCCCGGCATTTTCCCATTCAATGGTTTTTTCGACCGGGCGGGAGGTGAACGCTTTGGATTTCTTAAGACTCTCGATGCTCAGATCCATTATGCGGATACCTTACGAATCCAGGCAGAGCCACCGGAGCGCTGGATGGTTGCGGCGGTGGTCACCACAGCGTTGCCGGCGAAGTCGAAGGGGAAATCCGACACGTAGCCGTCAAAGATGAACCAGGTGCGAGTACTCGGCAGCACGAAATCATCGTCTTCGCCGACCACAGCAGCCGCGACAGCACCGGCGCCAGCGCCGCCTGTGAGGGTCACGTTCGGAGCGGAGGTGTAGCCCGTGCCAGCGTTCGTGATAGTGAAGCCAGTGACCTTCCCGCCCGCGATCTGCGCGGTTGCCGCGGCACCATTACCGCTGCCCCCGGTGAAGGCAACTGCTGGGGCCGAGGTGTAGCCATTGCCCCCATTGGCAAGACTCAGCGCCGCCAGCGCTCCCGCCGCTCCGACTGTTGGCGCGATGTCCAGGCCGTCTGACCAACCCACTGCCCAGTGAATGCTCTCGATCGAGTCGTCTTCGGAGAGCTGGTGCAGCCTGACGTGCGATGCGTTGCGGGGATCCGCATTGAGAGTTAACGAGGCTTGACCAGGGGTACGCAGGCCGCGCATGTAGCGTCGTACCTTGTCGCTCAGACAGGTAACCTCGATCTGATCAGCAGGGTTACCGCCCGGGCTAAATGCCGTAGCGCATTCAATTTCGAGAATTTCGAAAGCGGCTGGGTTGGCGGCACTCGGCACCAGGGCGTAAATCTGGGTTCCTTGGGACAGAATCGACATGGTGATCTCCAAATGTCGGGCACAAAAAAACCCGCTGGTAGCGGGCCGGTTTGGTTTATTCGGTTATCGCTGGACGATCCAGTCGACGTCGAAGCTGTAGCGGTAGAGCATCGTCTCGGTGTCGCGGGTTTCGCCGTTGTAGCTGGTCACCCGCGCGACCAATTCGATTGCATACTCGATGGCCTGACCTGCTGCTCGAGCAGCCGCGGCAGTGGAGGCGTATACATCAACCTGCAGGCCGTAGGCCTCGACATCGGGGCGCCCCGCGAGATAGTTTTCCGGGCTGCCGTTGATGACCTGCCACACGCAGTAGGTCCCAGCGGGTTTATCCGGCGCCATGCCGAATAGATAAAGCCTGACCGGGTTTTGCCCGATGAGAGCTGTTACAGCAGGATCGGCCGCCGCCACTTGGAAAATGGGTGGGTATTTCATTTGGCCGCCTTCGCCGCGCGCCGGATCGCCCGGTCGATGGCCTTTTCGTATTCAGTGATGAACGTGCTCGTGGCCAGACTGATGTTGTCAGCCAGCGCCTTGCGCATGAATGGATTGGCCGCCATATTGGCGGTACCGAACTCAAAGAAACGCCAGTGCGGTGTAGGTCCAGACTCCCCTTCGTCAGGGTTGCCCTTTTTGGCGATTTTGGCACCGTGAAGAACGCCAACGCGAAACCCTAGATCGCCCGATGCTTTGAACAGCCGGCCATTCCAACGCAGCGCGATGTTCTTCGCGATCGAGCGACCTGTCGCCGCGTCGTCCAGCTTCTGCGCGCCCTCTTTGGCCTTTTCCGCGAGCACCTGCGCAGCCTTGCGCAGAGCCGAACGCCCACCCTTGCGCTTGACGTCGTAAGAGACGGCTTCAAGCTTCGCGACGAGCGAGTCGATACCGATCAGACTGAACTGCACCGTATCAACCATCGTTGACGCCCTCACTGCATGGAAGCGTCAGGTAATCGCGGCCGCTCTCCGTATCGGCAAGCACGCCCTGAATGTTGTAGACCTTGCCGCCGTGAATGATCCGCACGGCTGAGGTTATGCCCGGGCGGTAGCGAATCACGACACGCGAAGTGACTTCAGTGTGACCCGCTGCCGCGGCGATGAACTCTCGAGCCGACAGCGGCTCGATTCCGGCCCATACCTTGCCGACGTCAACCCATGATGGGATGACGTCTCCGCTCACTGGATCTTGCGAATACTCAGGGCGCTGAAGCATTACATGGTGTCGAAGCTTGCCTGCTCGCATCAAATCCCCCAGCCGATTCGGTAAGGCGTCAGCAACGACCGCGAGCCCATCGGCAACTCACTAAATGCAGCACCGCTGGCCGAATCCTCCCGGTTGGCATAGAGCGACCCCAAGATCAGCAGACACGCCGCCCGGATCGATGCATTCATAAGCACGGGATCAAGGCCGGCCGAGCCGTCGAGCACAGCGGCGCTCAGCGAATCCAAGTCCGCATAGAACCGCCGATTCATGAACTGGGAGGCACTGTCCTCGGCGGCGGTCAGCAGCAGCTCGACGTACTCGCGGTCATCCTCGTCCGCCCGCAGATGTTGCATCGCTTGATCGGTCGGGATGACGTTCATGTCAGGCCTTCGGCTTTCTGTCGGTAGCCAGGCCGGCAGCGACCAGCGACACCGCGTCATGCTTGGGCGACTTGTAGCCTTCACCACCAGCACGGCGAATCTCTTTTCCGTCCAGGTAGCTACGCACCGGGTAAATCATGATTTCGTTGCCGTCCTCAGCAGCGCCATCCGCCTGCAATTGGTCACCGGCCGCTGCAGCAGCGTCGAGGGTAATCGTCGAGCCGGCTGCTGCGGCACCGGAGGCCGGTTGACCAGCCTGCACGGTGTTGCCAATGCCATTGGCCGGATCAGTGGGCTGGAGCGGACCGGTCCCTGCGCCTGCCGCGGAAGCGCTATCTGCTACTGCGGTCCCACCTTGTACGCCGGGCGCAACGGCCGTGGCGCTGGTGCTTTCTGCTGAAGTCTGTTGACCAGACGGGGCAGAAGCCGTATTTGCGGCTGTAGCAGCCCCTTTGGTTGCATCGCTTGCGCTTGCACGTGCCATGTTCGTCTCTCCTGAATCAGTGAGGCCGCCCGCGGGCGGCGCTCTGTGGGAAGGGTTAAGCCGCTGGGGTCAGAGGACCGGTCACGAAGGCTTCCGGGCGGTACACAGAGAAGGCCAAGCGCTCTTCAGCGCGGATGGTCACCATGTTTTTCTCGAAGTCGTCGGCGTTCTCAGTCGAGACCAGCACTTCGATACCCATCCGGTCAAAGATCTGCGCAGCCAGGCTGAATGCGCCCACCAGGAACTGGTCCTGAACAATGGCCTGGGTTTCAACGACCGGCAGGTTCCACAAGCGCGCCGCGGTGCCTTCTTGCGGCTTGCCAATGATGTAGCGACCTTCGCCGTCCTTGAGCAGCTCGATGGCCGCCCAGTCGATCGGATTCAGCACGATGCCGGTGGACGGGAACTCGGCCAACTGCGCCTGCAGCAGCGCCAGACGAATGCGGTCGATACGCTGAATCGCCTGCACCTGGATGCCAGCAGGCGCTGCGTAAATCTGGGCCTGAGGAATGATCCCCTTCACGTTGTTGCCCGTGCCGTTGCCGTACAGCAGCTGCGCTTCCTCGGCCATCAGCAGGCCGTACCGCGCGCGGGCATCGATGTAGCTCTGCAACGCAGAAGCGTCGTCCAGGATCTGACGGCTGCCTTTGAACAGGTGCGCGATGGTTCGCACATTGGCGTTCTGCAGCTCGAACTTCAGGTCGCTGTAGGGCTTGGCCAGACCTTCGCCGACGATTGCGGCGTTATTCGTGAAGCCGGTTTCACGCACGTACTCGATGGCGTTGCTGTCGGTGGTGCCAGGCGCAACCAGATCGCGGATGGTCAAGCGGCGCTGCGGCGCGAGAACGATGCCGACGCGCTCGGTCTGCACCAGCGCGCCGCCGGAGGTCGGCACGGAAGTGATTGCGGCTCGCGGCACGGTCACACGGCGGGAGCCGCGGAAAGAGCTGTTGACGCCTTCTTCTGCCATTTTCGCAGCGACGAGCTGGCCGGCAGACTGCTGAACTTCTGGATCATGACGCTTGTTGGCATTGACCAGCTTTTGCTCAGCGTCCTGCATGCGAGCCTGAAGCTCGCCTTGCTTCAGCAGCAGCTCGTCCACCTTGCCCCGGGTCTCAGCCTGCATTTCACCGGAGGCTTTGATTTCCTTCTCGGTGCGCTCAGCGTAAGTCTTGATTTGGTCGCCAACAGCCTTCAGGTCGGCTTGGGTTTGCTTTTGGGAAGCTTCAATTGCAGAAAGATCTA